GGGAATCAGCGCCTCGACCTTGCGGTACTCGACGTTGAGCGTGTTCAAAGTGGGAATCCCAAAAGCAAAACCCGCCGAGCGTTGCCGCCGGGCGGGTTGGTTGAATGAAGATTCTGGTCGGGTGGTAACTGCGCCTGGGGGTGGTAACCGGAGCTGGTAACCTGGCCGACTGGTAACCTTGTCCGCGACCTGACGCTAAAAAAGCGTCGCGCTCGCGCCCCCCGCATTGGATTTCGGCGAGGAAGGACCCCTTTTGCCTGGGCCCATTCCCTCAACCGTCACCGCTGTCCAGAAGATAGCCCAAATACTACCTCCGACCGGGCTGTTTTGTTGCATGCCCGGCAGTCCCCAAAAAGGACAAATGCGTCAGGGCAAGGACAAATGCATCACGCATTACCCTGCGTTGCTCAGGAAGTTGAAGCCTGATGGCCGTTGGCAGCGTTGAGGATTGTCGTGACAGTCTCCAGCGCCCGTTGCCAACGACGCCACGCCGTGGTGCGGTCGCAGGCGAAGCGGATCGTGATGTCCCGCCAGCCGTAGCGCTTGGCTCGCATCCACACGAGGTGGCGCTGCTCGACCTCCAGGCACTGCACCCAACGCATCGTCTCCAGCATCCGGTCGATGGCCTCGGGGCTGGGCGGGAAGGGTCGGTACACCTTCTCGTCGGCAGCAAAGGCTTCCCACTCGGTGCGGACGAAGGCAGGCCAGCAGTTGAAGTAGCCCTGCACACGCACAGGAGGCAGGCGCCTTCCGGTGGTGGCTGCGTCCTCAAAGCGTGCCGCTACGTCCTCAATCGTCCAGGTGGTGTGACGGTCAACCATGACGTGGCCCTCCGTACAGTCGTTCACCGATGCGTCGCACGATCTCGCGCTCGATGAAGTCCAGGCGTTCGTCGGACGCGTTGACCACCAGGATGTGCTGGTCACGCCAGCCACGTTCCTTGATGGCGTCCAGATCCGTGGCTTGGGGTTGCAGCCGTCCGAGGGGGCATCGGTATTGGTGTGTCGGAACCCTCACGTCACACCTCCTGCCCCACGTCGTGGTGGTGAACAGCCCAGGACAGCAGGGCCAGGGCGTCGGCTTCGTTGTCGTCGACCGGGGTATGACCACGGGCACGGGCAGACGCCACCATCTCATCTTTGCTGGCGTTGCCTTTGCCGGTGGCGTGCTTCTTGATCGTGCCCACGGGCACCCCCTGGTACGGGATCTGGTGGTGCTCGCACCACGCCGTGAGCGTGGCGAGGAACCCACCGTAGACGTGGGCAGCATCGGTCGAGACGTGGCGACGCACCTCCTCGAAGTGCAGGCAGTCGATGCGGTCGCAGGATTGCTTGATCTCAGTGAGCCAGCGTCTGAATCGCAGGAAGCGCATACCGCCGCCTTCGAAACGCTGCGGACGGAAGCTCTCCGAGCCGCTGGTGATGTGGCCGTCACTGCCGCGCAGCGCCCAGCCGGTGGTGGTGCCCAGATCGAGGGCGAGGATGGTTGTGCTCATGGTGTCAGTCCTTGTCTTGGCTGGACTGACGCATCGGACGCAGTCAGACATAACTTCTCCGTGAGGCGCACGCACGCGCACGCGTATAGAGAAGTTACGTTCAGCCATGTCAGTTGCGTCAGACCGTGTGTTTGTCATGGTTGGCTCAGTTGTCCGCGTAGGGGGTGTAAGACGGTGCTGCCTGGTACTTCAGGCCAATGCCCTGAAAGCCGCGCACACCTGCGCTGTTGCGCCACTTATCGATTCCACGGGTGATCAGCAGATCGGAAAAACGGCGCTGCGAACCAATGAACTCACCCGATGCTTCAGCCCACTGCTTCCAGTCGGTGAACAGTTCGGCGGTCAGTGACTTGGCGTTGACCTCCCGCACACAGCGCTCGTCGATCCATCGGCCCAGCGCATCCTCAGCCTCGAAGTACTCCTCGGTCGCAGCCTGCACGCAGGCGGGAGGCTTCAGGCCCTCACGCTGCCACGCAAGGCATCCGGCGACGGACCAGGCGAGGATGCCGTCACGTTCGGCCAGCAGCTTTTCCGTCAAACGAGGATCGCGCCGATCAGGCGGGATCGTTACCGTGAACGGAATCATGTGCAGACGTCGCCGCATTGCTTCGTCGATGTTGCGAATAGCGGGCTTGTGGTTGCCGACAATCACCGGCTTGAATTGCGGCGTGTATTCGAAGAAATCCTTGTGCATGAAGCGCGCGGAGATCTTGTCGCCGCCCGTGATGGCTTTGACTTTCGACTCGTTCAAGCGCCGCCCCTGCTCGGTTTCGATGGCCGTCACGAAGCGCGCGCCGCGCAGCCCCGCTAGATCGGTCGGGTGCCGGTCTCCACGGGTTTCGACAAAGGTGTCCATCGACGCCGTGGCGGCGTAGTCGCCGAGGATGGTGCTGATGACGTTGGCGAACACGCTCTTGCCGTTGGCACCGGTGCCGTACAGGAAGAACAGTGCGTGGGCGCTGGTCGCACCCGTCAGGCAATAGCCCACCATCCGCTGCAGGTAGGTTTGCAGGTCGACATCGCCACCCGTCACATCTGACAGAAACGCCGTCCACTGCGGACATTCGCCGTCCGGTGTGGCCGTGGTGATCTTGGTCATCCGGTCAGAGCGCTCATTTGCCCGCTTGCGTCCGGTCTTGAGATCGACCACGCCACCGGGCGTGTTGAGCAGCCACGGATCGGCATCCCATTCATCTGTGGTGGCGGCGTGCCTGCGGTCGGCACGCGCCAGCCGTTCCACACCACTGACCGTTCCAGCGCTGGCGAGCTTGGCTGCGACCTTGGGGTTGTCGGCGCGCAGGGCGGTCTGGCGACAGACGCTGCGAATCAGGTCAGTTGCAGCCAGTGTGTCCTCGGTGCGCCAGCGTTGTCCGTCCCATACCAGCCAGCGGCCCCACGCAGCGACATATCGCCAGTCGCGGTGGTAGCGGCGGGTGAAGGCCAGCGCCAGCGCATCCTCTGTACCCCAAACGGACTCGTCGTTGCCGAGCACTGGCTCATCGGAATCGGCCACGTCGTGCATCTGCAGGCGTGGGCCGTGGGTGAGAAAGGTGGCGACATCAAAGGCTTCGGCGACGGCGTCCGCCGCATCCCAACCCTCCGGCGCACCCTCGGGCGGGTACAGGATGTGGCAGGACTTCGCTCCTGCCGCCAGAACGGCCTGCGCGGCTTGTGTTGCGTATTCCCAGCCCGGCTTGTCGCGGTCAGGCCAGATCAGCACGGTCTTGCCGGACAGCGGCGACCAGTCGGTCTTGTCGACCGGGGCATTCGCACCGTGCATTGCCGTGGTGGCATTGACACCTGCGTCGATCAAGGCCTGGGCGCATTTCTCGCCCTCGACCAGCACCACCTGCGCGGCGCTGACCATTCCAGGCTGGTTGTACAGCGGGCGCGGATCGGGCGGTGCCATCTTGTGCCGCTTAGCGTCCCAGGGACGGAACTGCTTTTTGCCTCCGGGCGGGTCGTAGCGGTACACGACCGCGAGCAGCTTGCCATTGGCGTCGAGGTAGTCCCACTTGGCGGTGGCCGGGCCAAGTTCATCGACAGGCGCTGATTGCTTCTTGCTCTTTGGCACCGGCACAGAGCGCGCACGCCCAAGCAAATCGGCGGCGGCATCCAGCACGCGATTGAAGTCGGTGTGTATGGATAGCGCTAAATGGCAGGCAATGAGATCAAAGATATCGCCGCCATCGCCGGTGGCGCGATCCGTCCACAGTCCCGCCTTGTCACCCTCGAGCACCACCTCCAGGCTATCGCCAGGGCTGCCCAGCACATCGCCGATCAGGAGCTTACCCCGGCGCTTCTTGCCAGCCGGGAACAGCGTGATCAGCACAGCCTCCAGACGCGCAATCAGTTCAGCACGAATTTCATCGCGTTCGGCTTCGCGGTTTTCCGGCACAGGGGGTTGAGGCACGTCGTTGAAATCGATCATTCGTCGCCCCCCCGTGCGTCGTCAGGCCGCCACTCCTTCACGGCAGAACTCTTGGCAGCCCACTCCGACAGTTCGGACAAGCGGTATCGAATCAAGCCACCCATAACGTAGTGCGGTATGCGGTAGCGCGAACGTTCTGTGGGGTCGCGGAACCAGTAATACGGCAAGCGCAGGGCGATTGAGGCCTCACGTCCATCGATCATGGTTTCATTGGTTTTCGTATTCACGCGTGCGTCCTCCAGCAGCGGTCTTGCCACGCGCACATCCGGCATTCGAAGTGGGTCGGGTCGTGGAAGGCGCGTGGCAGAAGCTCGCCAGCCTCGGTCGCCGTGATGACCTTCACTGCCCGATCCGACATGCGTTGGGCCAGTGCCGCGTCAAAGGGCACGAGCTCGGTGTAGATTTCCATCGTGTCGGCGTTGAGCGCCGTGAAGATCGCCGGGTGCTCGTGCAGTTCGAGATAGGCTTGGTAAATCGCCACTTGCGCGGCGTAGATGGGCTTGGAGATGGCCAAGCCCTTTTTCTCCAGGTCGCTCCAGGACTTGTTGCCCAGGCACTTGCACTCCCAGAGCGCCGGATAGGCGAAGCACTCGGGGCCTCCAACGACGACGCCGTCGACGTGTCCCTGCAGGCGACCATCGGCCACCGAGAAGCCGAACTGCTCGCCGTCGGCCTTTCGGGTGCGCAAGTCAAAACCTGCGTCCCGCAGCCACGCGACCATGCAGTCCTCCATGACATGGCCACGCTCGAAGATGCGCAGCAT